AGTGTAAACATTATTTACCCTTTATGACCCCAAGTAAGATACCAGGCAATGACTGTAGCCAACGCATAGCACATATACATAACTCTACGCACTTCTGCCAAATCTTTTCTAAACTCTTTTTCAATTTCTTTCTCCTGTTTTTCAATCTTGAGTTTGATGTTTTCTACTTCTGACCATCTTTTCTGACCATGATGTTTCACAAAGTCTTTCTTGACTTGTTCTTCTTTTAGTCTGATTTCTTCTTGTTTTTGCCATTGGATCATGGCTCGTTTGAAATACTGCTCTTTTACTACTTCTACTTCTCTGATTTGCCTTCTGCGTTCTAAGGCTTTTTGTTGTGCTACCGAGGCTGCTTCTTTCTGGACATCCTCGATAGACGATCCGATAGCTTTACCGGCTTCTTTACCTGTCTTTACGCTTTCGCTAAATGACTTTGCACCTTCCAAAAATCCGAATTGGTCTGACATACATAGGATTACTTTCTAAAGAATAAGTCTGCTAACCAAGCTACAAAAGCACCAAAGACAGAGCAAGCTCCCATAATTGCCCAGAGAGATCCTTTAGACCTCTCAGCCATAGCCACCAATTTCTTGATGTCGGCTTCCATTAGGTCTACTTTCTTTTCCATAGACTCTACTTGGGCTACTAATTTCCCATATTTATAGGGATCTAAGAACTCCTCTGCCATATCGTTTCCTATTGAACTGTATCTTCTTGAGGCACTTGTGGATCTGCTTGCTCTTTAATCTGCTTTAGCAAGTCCCATGCACCAGTTTTAGTTGGTAATTCTCCTAGTGTTTGGAGAATAAAATTAACAGCGTTAATCTCAAGTTCTAACTTAATCATTGTGCTGCTGCCTGTAGCGGTGCTAAATCCTCTGTAGTCCAAAAGTCTTTTGCTAACATGATAAGCAAGTGGTCTTTATTCCGCTTTAAGCAGTCTGCCCAATCTTCATCAGACATATCTTCAGGCTTCCCAGCATTAATGAGTGCTACGCTGTCCATCGCTGCGGAATAATGTTTTGCTATTTCTTCTGCGGTTGGTTGGTTGTCAGTCATGTTTATGCTCCGTTATTAAGTTGTGCTTCTAGTGCTTCTACTTTAGCGGTTAATTCTTGAAGTGCTTTTACCAATATTGGAACAAGAACCGATGTTTTGATTGACTTAGTTGTAGTTCCTAAATCATTACCATCTACATCGGTATCTTTATGTTCCTCAATCATGCTTGGGAATACTTGTTCAAACTCTTGAGCAACAAAACCAATTTGCTTGAGGTCATCGCCCTTAAAGTTAAAATTGCGGACTTGCAATTCTTTTATCTTTTCTAACTTGGGTGTGGCATCAACAATATTTTCTTTGTTCTTAATGTCTGAAATAGTGCCATAAGAACCATTGGTATTTGTAGCATTGCCTGAATCAGCAATTCTAAATCTATAAGCACTAGCACCACGATTAAAATACCCAAACGCATAAAATGAATTATTAGTGGTGTTTCTTGCAATATCTGTTTGGATACCATTGCCAGTGTAACTTGCATTTGTAGATACGGAAATTAATACTGCATTATCAATGTTATCACTTATAACTTCGTGAAAACTTCCGCTTGTGCTTAATGACGCTGATGCGCCAGCGTTAGTTATTTTTGTAAACCCGTTTGCATTAGTAAACTGGCGAATATTACCATCACCATCAGATAACACAATGTGGTTACTTGCTGTACGGATGTCTAGACCGCCTTGATTGCCGTTGTATAAACCTAAAACACTATTTTTACTTCCTGTGCTTATAAGATAACCAGCACCATAACCAACCATTGTGTTATTAACGCCTGTAGTGTTTGAATAGCCAGCTTGATACCCAATAAATGAACAAGCGGCACCAGTTGTATTACTATACCCAGCTTGATAACCTACTGCTGTGTTATTAGATGCGGTGGTGTTTGAAAATAAAGCTGAATTACCAACCGCTGTATTGTATTGTCCTGTTGTGTTAAATCGTAGTGCCAGCGCACCCAATCCTGAATTGTATCCACCAGAAGTAATTGCATATCCAACTCTATGACCAACAGCCACATTTTGTGTAGCAGTAGTCGATGTAATTAGGGTTTCATATCCAATAGCAGTATTGACAGTTCCAGTAGTGTTTGCATTTAAGGCAGAAAAACCAACTGCAATATTCTCAGAACCAGTTGTGTTTGATGTTAACGCACTAGCACCAACAACTGTATTGCCACCAACAGCACCACCACCCTTACCAACAGTAAGACCTGATATAGAAGCATCGTTAGCCATTGTTACTGTAGTGCCGTTAAAGGTAAAGTCGGCATCGTCTTGTAGAACTCCACTTGTTCCAGCGTAGGTTACTCGACCAGAGGTGAGTGCTGAGTTGGTCAATGTAGAGAACTTACCTGTAGATGCTGTAGTAGCACCGATAGTTGTTCCGTTGATTGAACCGCCAGTAATTACAGGAGCAGTCATAGTATATGTACCACCCCTAATACCATCTCCACAGTCTCGGATCTGCGCCATCATATCGCGCATAGTATCGTTTACTGCTGATGGGAGCATCCCCTCTGGCGCACCATCTGGAGGTGCTGCTGTGTTATTAGCAGGGGTTAGTGAGTATTTTGTATATGCCATGATTTTCCTTACTGTTGTTCTTCAAATTGCTGATCTACAGGAGATGCTAGTAAGCCTCTTAAACCTGTAATAGGTACTAAACGAGTTCTTGCTTGTATTTCGGGCATCCGACCTAAAGAAATCATTTTTTGTATTTCTTCTAGTCTATTTAAACCCATTCTTGTTGCTCCAGCCCTAGCCGCACCTCCTACTGCCGGAACTGTTGCAGCGCCAATAGCTGCTCCAACTGGACTACCACCAGTAAGTAAAGCACCAATACCAGCACCTAAAGCAGACCCTCCTGTAGTAGGAATTGGGCTTGTTGCTGCATATTTACCAATGTTTCTTAAAATATTTTGAATGCTTCCACCTTTTGCAGCAGATTCAATAGCATCTTGTTCTGTTGAAGAAAACATTGAAAACCGCTTTTTGTTTAATGCTAATGTTTTTAATTCTTGTCTTAGAGAATTTTCAAGACCAGACTGAGTAAAGTTTGCACCAGCCCTAATTTCTGCCCTTCTAAACAACTCATCAATTTCATCTGCTTTTCTTGATCGAGCATAAAAGTTTCTAGCTTTTGTCAATTCTTTTGTTGCTGCTTTAACTTTTGCACCCTCTACAGCCAAATCTTTAGCAGATAAATTTTTTACATAATCATCAAACTCATCAATCAATTTACCAGTAATTCTTTGTTGATCTGGATTTTCAAAAAATTTAGCAGGAGCTTTTAAAGTCCTTCTTAATTGATCTAATTCTTTTAATGTTTTTGGTGTTTCAATTTGTTTTTGAAATGCATCTAATACAATATTTAATTGTGGATGCAAATCAGGCAAAAATCCTTCTTCTTTTAATATTTTTTCAAATTGAGGAACTTTTCCTTTTAAAGAATCTGGACTAACAACAACACCAGCTTTTTCTGCATTACGATATGCAATGTCTGCTCTTATAGCTAATTGTTCTGCTGATAAGGCTTTTTCTACTTGTCTTGGTCTTAAACCTGCTGTAGATCCAACAGCCATACCTGCTGCCATACCCAATAGTGGGTTTTCTGTAGTTTCACCAACATACTGTGCTGTGCCTGCTGCTGGTGCTGCTACTACTGTCTGTGCTACAGGTGCTTGAGCCATCCTACCAGCAAGGCTTCTACCAGCCTCTGTGGTGGCTGTAGTAGCTAAACGACCTAATGCAGGTAGTTGAGTACCAACTCCAGCCAAACCACCCCCAACAGCCTCTATAACTCTTTCGCCTGTAGATGTAGGCTCTGGTAATCCAATATTAGCTAAAGCCTTAGATACTTCTCCACTAGGAGAAAACCCTTTTGTTTCTGGAACTCCACGAGCTTGTCTAATTAGATTTTCTAAGTATTTGCTACCTAGTGCAGCTAAATCAGCCATAGGCAATGCCATAGATCCAACTAATGCACCAGGCGCACCACCTACCATAGCACCAACGCCAGCCCCAGTTGCTACAGGAATAGCACCTCTAGCTAGTAATTGACCTGTCCTAGCAATTTCATTTCTTTCTGTTTGCTTGGTTGGGGTTTTTTCTGCCTGTGATAAAGCATATTGATATGCCTGTGCATCGGTTAGTTCTTTGTCAGAATCAACCTCAAATACACCTTTTCCTGGTATTTCAATTTCGTAGGATGGCATTATTTATTTTCCTATGGTTTTTTACGAACTTTTACACCTGGTGGTAATCCTGGTGCAGAAGGAACTTGAATTACTTGTTTTCTTTCACCAGTTTGAGTAAAGAATTTATCTAGTTCACCAGACTCTAATTTTTCGTTAAATCTGTTAATTGCTCTTTCCTCAATATCTTTTCTTAACTGGGTTAATTTTACCAATGTATCCTTATTCATTGATGTTGTGCCTGTCATAACCTGTCTTAAAAACTCTCTTTCAGCAGGAGTATCTAGACCTTTAGCACCAATTCCTAAAGAACTAATCATTGGGAAAATGTCAGATCCAAGCAAGGCATCTAAGTATTCTGTATCGGTTACTTTTTTGCCAGCTTTTTTATCTGCTAAAAATGTTGCTTTTAGTCGTTCTATGTTTTTAAATACTTCAGAACCTAAACCAGTTATAGCATCAGATGTTTGTAATTCGTTGAGAGTTGCGTTAATTTTTGGCAAATTACCTGCTGCTTTTTGTGCGGCATCAAATGTAGAATAATCTCTTTCGCCTTTTGTTTTTCCAACAAACTTAGAGTATTCAGTTTCAGCACCGCCAATAATGTTTTTAACTAATTCACCTTTGCTAATTTGATCTATTTTTCCAGATGAACTAACTTGAAATGATTGATCTTGTGGCAATCCAAATGCTTTCTTTTCTTCTGTTGATAAAGGTCTAAATGATTCTTTTGGTTCTTTAGACATTAACTTAGCAGCCTCTAGTGGGCTTTCTATAGCAATTGCTTGAATAAGTTTATTAAGATCTACAGATGTTTTTGTTGGCAAGTTTGCTCTTAAAGCACCAACTGTTTCTGCTGCTGCCATATCTCCACCAAACTCAGGGCGAGATAACATTTCTAATTGAGATCCTTGACCTGTAGCCATTGAAATAGGAACAGGAGTTTGCGTAATCGCACCTCTAGCCATTTCCTGTGCTTGACGCTTACGCTTGAATTCCTCTAACTGCATATTAGTTACAATTTGCTTTAGACTGCGATCAAATGATTGGTTATAGCCTTCTAGCCCTGCACCTAATGCACCGCCTAAAGCCTGTCCTGTGCTAATAGGTTGTCTTGTTTGTCCAGACGATCCTAGTAAAGCAATAGCAGCGTTTAGCAAGGCTGATTGGTTAGCACCAGACCGCATCCTTTGTGTCTCGGCAGGACTAATAAACTGAGAATAGTCTGGTTGTTGTCCGAATAAAGCTGATAGATCAATTGCCATAATTTATCCTAATAAAGAATTTGGATTTCTTACTGCCATTCTTGGTGTAAGCAAGTTTAATAATCCTGAATAATCTACACCACCATATTGGTTCGCTTGACGATTACCAATCATCATTTGTTGTTGTGGCATTGGTTGTTGTTGACCACCTAACAAACTACTTGAAGATCTAAGGGCTTGTAAGGCTTGTTTAGGAGTAATGCTAAATCCAGTTGAGCCTGGTAGGATGTCAGAGCCAGAGGATGTAACTATATTGCCATTAGCATCTAGGATAATATCGCCTAGTTCGCCTGGTATGATGGTTGCTTGTGGTGTAGCACCACCGCCATAAAAACCACCCTCTTGTATATCAGCATCGCCAAGCGAGACTCCCATATTGAAATCTTCGCCTGCGTTAAACTCGCCCATGTTGAAATCTTCGCCTGTACCATACCCACCGCCACCAAATTGACTACCTAATTCAGCACCAACTTGTTGTCCAACATAAGACTTACCGGCAGATAAAAGACCTTCTCCTATAGTTCCACCTTCTTCTATTGTGTCTATACCTTCAATAAGAGGTAATGCCCATGCGTTTCCACTAGCAACGGCAGCAACTTTAGCAGCAGCTTTTACAGGATCATCTATTATTTCTTGTATTTGATCTCCTACATAATCCCCAGCAGAGCTAACAGTATTTTCTACAAAATCTCCAGCAGAACCCAAAGTATTTTCTACAAAATCTCCTATGAATCCACCGCCACCACCTTGTGGTTTAATCTTGCCATTGCCAATATGCTCAAAAGCACCTTGTGGCAGATCAGGAATGTCCATTAAGGCACAAGCTCGATTATTAAATCTCATAATTTATGCTCTATCAAAATTTGTTTATCTATAAATCCAAGCCTGTGAGTTAGTCTTGCTAAAGACTGCCTTACATAACCTTGAACTTTCGTTGCTCCAAAAGCCTTAAAAAGTAAACACAACTGTTTATATGCTTCTTTATTTGTTACAAACTTACCACCATATGCACAAATAAAAGCTACTTTTTGTTTAGGATATTGAACAAAAGATATAACGATGACACCTTGTATTTTATCTTGTTCTACACCCACAAACAAATCTAGTAATCCACTTTCTAAGGATTTTTTAAGATCCGCAGAATCATACTCATCACACTCACTTTGTTCTAATGCTTGATCAATATAACCCTCTATTACAGACCATTGAGCCTGTATTTGTTGAGGGCTATATCGTCTTACTAGCAATTAGAAGTAACCACCACCTAATAGACCGCCACCTAAAGCACCTAATGCACCACCAGCTAAACCTCCATAACCACCTAAGAAACTAGATGGCAACATACTGCCTAGTGCGTAACCACCTAAACCGCCTGCAATACCACCACCAAGCGCGCCTGCCGTTCTGTTTTGATAGGTTGGCTGTGCAGCAGGAGTTCCAAACTGACCAAGTGGTGAGCCGTAGACAGACGATAAATAGCCTGACAACTGCTCGTAAGGTAAACGCTGTTGGTAAGCAAATCGATTCATCTGCTCTTGTAGAGGTTGTGCTGAAATTGCCTCTCTTTGTGCGCCAACTTGTCCTAGTGTCTGAGAAGGCAAGAACTGCTGACCATAAATTTGGGGTGCTGCTTGGGCTAATGCAGCTTGTTGCAACTGAGCCGCTTGTTGTAGCCCTCTTTCTTGTTGGTACTGTGATCCTGCAATATTGGATGTAATATCCCCTAAAGACCTTCCATACGACTCTGTAGCCGTTCCTAATGCTCGTTCCATAGCACCACTACCTAAACGACCAGACTTGCTGTAAAGGCTCGAAATGCCAGGCAATACTGCTTGGCTAAATTGTTGGGTTAGTGGGCGAGTCGCAGCCTCCATCATTGCTTGTTGGTATGGGTTTGCATTTAAGAAACCACCGGCAGCAGTCTGTCCTACTTGACCTAAAGACGATTGATAAGCCTGTTGAGCCTGTTGTAGAACAGGAGATTGTTGGCGAGCAATATCTTCTTGAGCTTGTATTGATTGTAATGTTTGTTCCGATGGGCTTACATAAGTTTGACCAGGAAACATTTGTGGTTGTTGGCGCAAAAATATTTCTTGTGCTTGGCGTAAACCCTCTGTTAGGAATGGGCGAATAGTAGCGTCTATCTGAGATGCTCCTGCTGCTGGTGCGCCAGGTGTGATAGGTTCGCTAGGTAAAAAGCTAGGTGGAAGTGCTGTATATCCAGCAGCCGGTGTTCCATAATTTTGGTTGTAGAACTGATTAAACGCCTCTGCATCTGCTCTATATCCAAATGGCTGACCAAATTGATCGTTACCTACAACTGTTGCACGCACGCTTCCCAATGGGTCTTGTGCTCTTTGCGCGTCTAATTGCTGTTGAAACGCATTTCTAGCGTCTTGGTAATTAGGAGGCAATGGTCTGTTTGGATCAAACGATTGTGTTAAAAATGGGTTCAACATTGTTGAGTCTCCAATTGCCATAATTATTCCTTTATCCTACGATGATGTATTGAAAGTTAAGGTCGTTATGACCTGTGTTTCTGTGCGTAATGGTTGCTGAACCGCTTGTTTGCGCTGATATAAAAAGATGTGCCATTTCTGATGCTGCATGACTAGAAGTTGGTGTAAATAAAATAACCGACTCATTACCTATTCTTGCATCTGTAAGTGTAGTAGTTGCAGACGATTGAGCTAAAGTAATCGTGCCTATATTGTTAGTCTTGCCATTCATAATGCCATTGACTACTTCGGCAACGCCCCTTTGGTCTGCACCAAATGGAGGTAATAATCGAAACATTATCTAGTTCCTAATGGATTCATTTCTACATCAATCCCTACTGTATTAGTCCATTGACCTGTAGGAGTTAATTGTAGACGATGATACCTTCCGACACCACGAATAGATACTCTATTTTCTGCATCTGCTGCTGTCTGAGAACCAAATACGACTTGCTCACTTAGAAGCCTACGAGAGAACAATGCAACACTTCCAGAGCCACCATCTACAATCGGTTTAGCAAGAGTAATAGCAGCAGTTGTGCCTGGCATCTCAATATCGCCTGTCTCAATGTAGGCTGTATTGTTTGCACCTGAAAAAGTAACAATCTTGGTATTTCGTACACCAGCAAACTGCATCTTGCCACCAAGCCATACCCTTTCATCAAAACTAGACAAAATCTGTTCTAGGTTGCCAAATACATCCATGCCATCTAATGTAAAGGATGGTGTAGAAGAAGAAGCTACTCGACTAGCATTAGTTGTTCCACTAGTCCATTTGTTTGTTTGATAATTAAAGATAAGTAATTTATCTACAGTTGCAGATGCTTGAGAGGCATAAGCCCAAACAACAAGTTTTCTAAATGGATCTACCGCAGCAGACATTAGGTTTATTAAACCATCATCTACATCTGACCAAAAATAACGATTAACCTTTTCGTTTCCAATTGGTAGTATTTGTTGTCCATCACAGGCATAAAACCCATCATCTGATAGGAAGAACGATGTTCCACCATACTGAATAATGGAGTTTGCCTCGTAGCACCCTTGGTTTCTACTGATGTTATCAAACTGAAACACCAAAGGACTACCAACATATGACATCCGATGGATAGAACGATCCATAAAGACTAGACCATACTCGCCACCTGTAAGACCGACTACAGAGCCACCATCGGGAATGTCTTGGAAGTCTGCCTGTGTCGTTGCAGAATTAGCCCAAGAGGATTCGTCTCCTAACGCTGACCATTGCACCCTGTTTGGATATACAGTAGAGCTATTTACATAGCCTGACACTACAAAGTCTCTAACTACTGTTACATACCTAGATTGAGGAGCATCGGAGGCTAAGTCTTGGAATGTAGAACTTGAGTTTACATTGTATCCCTGTAGCCTGTTACCACCATTCGCTGCAACTAACACATTACCAAACTGGGTAAATCTCCAACGCTGATTTGTGGGAGTTGTATATAAAAAGGTTACTGTGCCTGTATCAGCAGTAGTAACAATGTCTGTGCCTGCTTTGGTATAGGTAAATGTCGTAGTTGTTGGTACTGTTTCAACAATAGCTGCACCATTAACACCTGTTGAAGAAGTTGCTGTTACTGTTAGCGCATCACCTACAGAATACCCATGAGCAACCGATGTGGTAATAGTAACAATATTCGTTGTTCTGACAACATTAGTAATCGTTCTACTGGCTTTGACTACAGAATCTAATGATAGGTCTGTCGTGTCTAATTTAAATAACTTGGTAGCACCACCAGCAAATACTGTGGTTGCACCTGCTGTTGTTTTAGCAGCGACAACATTGTTTAGGTTCTCGGATGCTGCTGCCGAATAGTCCTCTGCTGCATTGATAGCACCATAGCCTACAGCTTTAGAAAAGACATTTTCTGCCCTTTGTAAGCCATTGGCTAGACCTGGCTGATCTGGAGTCCACTCCCCGAAAGTTATTCTACTTATTGCCATTGTGAGTTTCCGCTAGATATATTTGACCAAGTTGTTACTGTTGGTGTTGTTCCTGTCCAAGTCTCTGAGCCTGC